AAGATTCAACAGTATGAAAGCGAACTTACTTCTATCAAGGTAGACGGTGCTCTTCTTAATGAAGCTAGTGGCCAGAAAGCAATTAATCCACAGCAAGTGGTTCAATTGTTAAAAGGTCAACTTAACCTTAATGAAGCAGGAGTAGTTGATGTATTAGATCAAAACGGACAGGTAAGATACAATGAAAAGGGTGAACCTATTGCTGTATCACAACTGGTAAATGAGTTTCTCACAGCAAACCCACACTTTGTTACAGCAGGACCAAGTGGTTCTGGAACTGGACAAGGCGTAGGAAAGCAAGATAACTTGGTAGATAATGATACAAGAAAACTAAACATGGAAAACCCAGAGCATCGTGCTCGTTATAGAGAGCTAATGAAGGCAAAAGGTATCCGTGTATAGAATATTTGCTTTAATAAAGGAGAACTAACATGGCAAACGAAATAGAAAGTGCGGTAATATCCGAACTTTATAGTGACGTAGTCCAAGCGGCTCTTTTTACACTTTCTGAACAGACTGTAATTAGACCTCTTGTAAGAAACTACAACATGGTGGGAACACCAGGACTTGTGGCACAAGTTCCAATTTACCCAGCAGTAGCGGCGGCGGCAGTAGCTGACGGCGACGACCTATCAAACATAGCATTCAACACTAGTGAGAAAACAATCACAGCTAGTGAAGTAGGTGCTATGGTTACATTAACTGATCTTGCTAAAGAAACAGCAGGTGAAGATGTAGCGACGGCTGTTGGACGTCAATTAGGTGATGCAATGGCTAAGAAAGTTGACACAGACTTGGCGGCTTTATTCAACGGATTTTCACAATCAGTTGGATCAGGTGCGGCTGAAATTACTGTAGACGACATTTTCAAAGCGGCGGCAACTTTAAGAAATGGTAATGCTCCAGGGCCTTACTTCTGTTTCTTACACCCATACCAAGCATTTCAACTTAAGAAAACACTTGCTGGTAACGGTAACACACCAATGAACAACACAGACTTGGCTAACGAAGCATTAAGATCTGGATATGTTGGTCAGGTAGCAGGCGCTCAAATATTTGAGACAACTGTAATTACAGGTGACTCTGCTGGTGCGTTTGAAGGTGCTATGATATCACAAGACGCATTAGGTTACATGGTTAAACGTAATATGAGAATCGCAGAACAAAGAGACGAAAGTCTAAGAGCAACAGAAATTGTTGGATCTATGGCTTATGGTGTTTCTGAGATCTTTGATGGATATGGCGTTAAAATGATCAGTGACGCACAGTTATAATTCGTTATAACTTAACAACACTATAATTAAGGGCGGTTCTTTTAACAGTTCCGCCCTTTTTTTATCTATAGCTCCGTTTTCCGGTAAATGAAGCTGGTATTACTTCAATACGATAAATAATATTATAAACAAAACTTGGTCGGAGAAGGACTTCGAGCAAAAATAAAGGACAGTATCCTATATGCCAACACTAGCAACGATATCAGACATTCAAGAATATGAACCAGACATTCAAGATTTTGGTATTCCTGAATTTTCTTCAGAAATAACTAAAGCACAGAATGACGTATTTCGCGACCTGCGTATACGATGGTGGCCTACTTATATGATTGGTAAGTATGATATCACAAGATTAACAACAAACGCAAGTGAACCAGATGATGACTTATATACAGCAAGTCAGCTAACTCGAGCCACGTGTTATAATGCACTTGGTTTCCATATCTACCCTAAACTGGCTAAATTTGAGCCAGATCAAGATTTGTTTGAAAGAAAAATGGAATTTTACAGACAAGAATACGAGAGAGAATTAGACCTCGTATTAAGAGACGGTGTAGAGTATGATGCAGATAGTTCTGGAACAGTTGACGAATCCGAAAGAGAACCTACGCATTACCTACGCCTTAAAAGGTAAGGTAAATGTCGAATAGGGAATCTATAACAACAAACATTATTGATGTCTTAAAGGATGTAAGTCCTCCACGCCCAGTATTTGTGACACGAGAACCATTCGATGTTGACAAACTAGCAATGACACAATTCCCTGCCTTATTAGTAACTTCAGGAAATGAAACAAGAGAAGATCAAGCCATGGGCGGTTATAGACGTGGCATTGTTGAAGTTAATATTAGAGGTTTTGTGCGTTCAGATGGCAGAAAAGGGTCTGTTCAATCTGTAGACGAAAAGAGAAATAATTTAATTGAACGCATAGAAGAAGCATTGAACACTACTCGAAATAGAGAATTGGCTACTGCCAGAGCGGCTACAACTCACGTAACTTCGGTTGAAGTAGTTGAGAGAACTCCGCCCTTGGGTGAGTTTTCGATGGTTGCAGAAGTGCATTATTCATTTAGCAAAGGAGTAGTATAATGAGTGTAACAAAATACACACAAATGATAGATAACAACGGTCAGCAAGTTAGCATACAGCCTGATCGTGTAGAACGGTTTCTTGGTGAGGGTTGGACCATCGTTGGTCAAGAGCAACCTAAACCAGAAAAAAAGTCACGTAAAAGCAAAAGCAAAAAAGATAAAATTGATGCCGATGCCCAAGTGACTTCAACAACATCGGAGGATGAAGTAAAATTATCAGGTGACGTAACAGTTGGTGATAAGACTTGGACTAAAGAAGAATTAGATTCTGAGCCTTGCATTAGTTGTGATGATCCTGATCATTCTTATAATGAATGTCCGGAAGACAACTGGACATTTTCTGACGATGATTTAGCTAAAAAGGAGAACTAAAATGGCTACATTTACTGGAGAAAACGGAAAAGTAGATATTACCAGCTCAGATTCAGCTGGGACTATCACCGTTGCCGAAGTTCGTTCCTGGACTGTTGAACATTCAAAAGATGTGATTGAAGATACAGTTATGGGCGATGCGGCAAGAACATACCAAAGTGGACTACATCAGTTCACAGGATCAATGGAAGTAGTATATGATTCAACTCATTCTACTGCATCAAACGCCTTTGATCCAGCACAAGATGGGGCTCTATCAATAGAGTTTTATCCTGACGGCACTACTGGTCAAAAATTTACAGGTTCAGTGATTACTACATCAGTATCAAGAACTGCAAGTTTTGATGACCTTGTAACTGCAACTGTTAACTTCCAAGGAACTGGCGCTTTAACAATCGCGACAGTATAATTGTGTTAACATTTAGGATACTAGGATCCCGTAAGGTGATGAGGAGTCTTGAAAGAGAAAAAGATTCATTCATTACCAGGGTGGCAAATGATATTTTAGGAGTTGCTCGTGGAAAAACTCCTATAGATAAAGGACAGGCAAGACGTGGTTGGCGCCTAGACTCACGCTTCAAGATGAAGAGTGTTGTCAATCGTGTTCCCTATATTGTCCTCTTAGAAGAAGGCCGCTCAAAACAAGCACCTAATGGTATAATAGGGCCTACTGTTAGGGAGATATCACAAAGGAGATATAAACTATGACCGTAATGAATAACATTACAGGCCACTTTAAGGAAAGACTAGCGGGTGGCTTAAGAAAGATAACTGTTCCAGAATGGAAAACAGATATCTATTATAAGGGTGCCTACCCTTTTGCTGTTGAAAGTAAAATTATTGCTTTACAACAACAAAATAAAACTGTAGAAGCACTTGTGGAGAGTTTAATTTTAAAAGCATTGGATCCAGATGGAAAACCTATGTTTACTAGAATGGACAAAGCCACTTTAATGAATGAAGCAGACCCAAGTATATTACTAAAGGTTTGTTCTGAGTTAAACAATGCGACAACTGAATATGAGGAAGTCGCAAAAAACTAAAGGAGGACACTGAACTCCAGTTATTGTTTCGGATTGCTGAAACATTACATAAAAGCATAGAAGAAGTTATGCAACTCAGTGTCCTAGAAATCATGACGTGGTATGAGTGGTTTAAACTACAGAATGATAGGAATAAGGAGACGTTAAGTGGCAACACAGCAAATAGAAATCCGCGCCGTCGATAAGACTCAGGGAACGCTCAATAAAGTTCAACGAGGGCTAGGTAAAATTGACAAACAAGCTAAAGGTGTTAGCCTTTCGTTTGGAAAGATTGCCGCGTTGGCTGGAAGTGTATTTGCTGGGCTGGGTTTAGCGAAAACAGTTTCCTCTTTAATCCAAACAGGTAAGGAATTAGAAAACCTTGAAGTTAGATTAAAGTTCTTATTTGGTAGTGCAACCGAAGGGGGCAAGGCCTTTGACGAAATGGCCAAGTTTGCTTCTCAAGTTCCATTTAGTTTAGAAGAAATACAAAAAGGTGCTGGTGTTTTAAGTGTTGTCTCTGATGACGCTGAAGAACTTGCTAGGATCATGAAGATTACAGGTAATGTGGCGGCTGTCACAGGACTTGATTTTAAAACAGCTTCAGAACAAGTTCAAAGATCATTAAGTGCTGGTATTAGTGCGGCGGATCTATTTAGAGAAAAAGGCGTTAGAGATATGTTAGGTTTCTCAGCTGGTGCAACTGTATCAGCAGAAGAAACAGCAGAAGCATTTGAAAAAGTCTTTGGACCAGGTGGTAAGTTTGCAGGAGCAACAGATGCCTTAGCAGATACGTTGGAAGGTTCACTTTCAATGATAGGCGATAAAATATTCAACTTCAAGAAAACATTATTAGAAGCTGGGTTATTTGATTCATTAAAAATACAAGTTCAAGCACTAGATAAAGCACTAGGCGATAATGCAGAATCAATTAACAATGTTGCAAAAGTAATGGGTGACAAATTAGGCTTTGCAGTATTTGCCACGGTTGAATTTTTTAAATCCTTAAACATAAGCATGGGTGACTTGATACTAGGTGCCAAGGTTCTTGGTGCAGTATTAGGAGGTGCAGGACTTCTTGCAGTTATTAAAGGTCTAGCAGGCGGCGTCAAAGCATTAACACTCGCAATAGCTAGAAATCCGTTAGGCTTGTTAGCAGTAGCGGCATCAAGTTTAATTGTATTCTTAAGCATGGAGAATGGACTTGGCAAGACCATTGCCCAAGTAAGTGCTGTATTGAACAAGATGGGCGAAATTGCAAGTAATGTTGCAAAATTCTTTCAAACTCAATTAGGCAAAGTTTTAGAATTCTTAACAGGTATATTTGACAGTTTCATTGATAGTGTAGTCAGTGGTTATAATGCTATTGCCGAATTTATACCTTTCTTAGACCAAGTAGAAACCAGCGGTGCTAAGGTAAGAGAAAGTATTAAAAGTCTTGCTGTTGAAGGATATGAAAAAGTATCAGAAGCCATTGGCGAAACAACTGACAAAGTTAAAGATTATATTTCAACAAGTGACATAGCACAAAAAGCCTTAGAAGAAGGTCAGGGAATTCTTGAATCACTTAAATCGGCATGGGACGAATCAGGCTTAACTTATGATGAAGCCGCAATGAAACTTAGAGACCTATATGAAGAACAGTTAGGAGTTGCCAAAGCCGCTCAAGCAGAAAAAGATGCTCTCCAAGAATCTGTTCAGGCATTAGCAAAGAAAAATGAAGAAGTTAAAGTAGCAGTATCAGTGCATCAAAAAGCCGCTGAAGCTATGATCAAGGCTAGCTCTAAATTTAGTGAAGCTATGATGGCTAAAGAGATTGAGACTCTTAATGCTATTGCCGAACACGCCATAGCAATTCAAAAAGCGGCATTAGATAATAAAAAATTAACTGAAGAAGAATTTGCTGAAAGTAAATTAGCAATTGAAAGCCAATTACAGGAACAAATTACTAAGATACAAGCTGACGCATTAAAACGCCAAGAAGATATGTATATGGCGTCATTACAAAAAAGATTAACAGATAGTCAAGGTGCTATTGCAAAATCAATGAGTGATGAAGACAAGGCGTTTTTACAGAAAAAAGGCAGAGAAGAAAAACAAAAAGAAATTAATAAAAATAGAATAGAATTTGAAAAGAAATCAGAATTAGAAAAATATCAATTTGGTATTGGCCAAGCTAAAAACTTTTTTGCCGCACTAGGCACAGAAAACAAAAAGGCATTTGCCGCAATGAAGGCAATGGCTATTGCTGAAGCAATTATAAACACATACCAAGGTGCCACAAAAGCATTAGCATCTTATCCACCTCCGTTTAACTTTATAGCGGCGGCGGCAACTGTGGCGGCAGGTTTTGCTCAAGTATCAGCCATTAGGGCACAGACGGCACAACGTGGTGGAACAGTAATAGGCGGATCCACAGCAGTAGTAGGGGAAGACGGACCAGAGCTTATTGTTCCTAAACAAAGTTCAACTGTCATACCAAGAGAAGTAGCAGATGCTGTTGGAAGCATTGGCGGAGGCATGGGCGAAGTAAATGTAAACTTTAACATAACAACGGTTGATGCAAGGGACTTTGATCAACTACTTGTTGAAAGACGTGGAACCATTGTTGGAATTATTAACAATGCTATGAATCAACAAGGGAAAGTAGGAGTAACTGCTTAATGGCTTATATAGGATTTTTTCCAGTAACTTTAGGATTTAAAGCTCTTAAATTTCAACAAAAAACAATTACAAAGAAAACTGAAACAGCAAGTGGAAGAACTGTTAGAGCAACCAATGCCACTACACTATGGCAAGGTGTTTTAGCTTTTCCATCTACATCATCAGCAAACTTTAGAGCAGTTCAAGCCTTTGTTGCTAGATGTCAAGGCAGTTTAAATGAGTTTGATATTGTTCTTCCAACCATATCAGATACCAGTGGCAGTTATCCAGGTCAAGTAACTTTTCCAAGTGCGGCATCAACGGCCGCTGGATCGACTAGTATTGCTGTAACATCAGATCAAACAAGTAAAACAATTTTAAGAGCAGGTGATGTTATTAGATTTTTTAATCATACAAAAGTTTACATGGTTACAGAAGACGTTGCTACTAACGGAGCAGGAGCAGGAACAATAAACTTTCAACCAGCATTAGTTACGGCAGTGGACAGCGATAGTGCTGGCGAGCCTATATCTGTTAACCAAGTCGCATTTAGATTTATAATTTCTAATGATTTACAAGAGTATGGTTACGATAATCAAGGATTTGTAAATTTTGAAATAGATGTCCAAGAGGTTTACTAATGGCACGACTTACAGGTGGAAACACTAACACAGCATTAGCCAGAGATGCTATTGTATCTTATTTGCTATTAGATCTAAATGGCACATATTACACAGACGCACCTTATGATATTGTTTACGATTCTAAAACATATTCAGCACAAGGAATCTTTTTAAGCATTACATCAGCAAGTGAAACTTCCGAATTATCAATTACAAGCATTACAATAACCTTAAGTGCCTTAGATTCAACAGCAGTTTCTACGTTTGCAGTTAGTTCTATCATTAACAAAGATGTTGTTATACATAGAGCATTGGTTGACCAAACTGACAACAGCATTATAGATGATAGCACAGGCGATGGACCTATTTTAATATTCCAAGGACGTGTTGCTGGTTATCAAATAAATGATGCAGAAAAAACAGCAGGACTGGCCATCCAAGTAGACAGTTTATTTTCTAACTTTGAAAAAGTAAGTTGTCGTAGAACAAATTTAAAAAACTTCCAAAGAGAATTTCCAGCAGACTTTAGCATGGAGTATTCACATGAAGCAATTAAAGATATACGTTGGGGCAAAAAGTAATGATTAGAGAATTTGAACCAAAGGATTTAAACGGAATTTTAAACATAGCAAAATATCATGCTAGTGAATTAGAATTCAATGCAGTAATACCCATTGACGATGTTTACTTGGCGAAGCAATTAAAAAAAATATTAATGAATGATGGTATTAAATGTTTAGTGGTAGAAAAACATAATGACATTATAGGTTATGCTATATTCTACCTACATACTAAATTATGGAACCCTACTTTATTTGGGCAGTTAGCTTTCTTCTTTATTTTAGATGGCGAACGTAATAAAGTAATCGCAGATATGTTATGGTCAGAAGTCATGGCAATCTGTAAAAAACACGGAGCACAGTTTTTTGAAAGTGATATTTGTGCATTTAATAAAAACTGGGAGGGCTCGGCTAACGCAATAGATAGAGCGTCAACATACTTTGAACACAAGAATGGTAGCCATTGTGGCAATCATTATATACATAGGATACAAGCATAATGGGTGGTGTAATTGAATGGATAGGTGAAGTTATTGGCTCTGTCATTAATGTTATTGTAGAATTTGTTGGCGACATTTTCAGTTTCTTGTTGGCACCATTTGGCACACCTGATCTTCCAGATCAACCACAACCAGACCAACAAGCAACTGGTGTAACGATTACAAAACAAGGAACCAACCAGGCCATACCTGTTGTTTATGGATTTAGAAGGGTTGGCGGAATTCTTGTTCATGCAGAAACAGGTTCAACAAATAATCAATATCTATGGGCCGTTTTCGCATTGTCAGAAGGACCAATCAAAGGTATAAAAAGAATTTTAGTTGATGACGTTGAATTACCTTTGCCTAGAGAATACCCAAATGGAGGTGGATTTTCAGCAGGTGGGTTTTATGCCAATGGTGCTGATATTCTTGTTACCAAGGATAGATTTGAAGGAAGAATAAGATATCAATGTTTTGATGGAAGTTCAAGCAATCCAGCAGTAGCAAGTATCATGAACGATGCTCCAATTTGGCCAGGTAAAAATAGAACCATGAATGGTGTTGCTTATGTGGCAATGCGTTTTGAATGGAAGGAAATTAAAACACAAGACGACGCTAATAATAATCCTTTCAGAGGAGGAATACCACAAGTTCAATTTGATATTTGCGGTAAGTTAATTCATAATGTAAGAGATGTGACTTCAGTAGGACAGTTAAATTTATCCAATGACTATGCAGACCTAACTAAAAGTTATAATGCAAATCCGGCCAACTGTATTCTCGATATGCTTATGAATCCACGCTATGGTGCAGGTATTCCTAAGGAACAAATCAACGCATATAGTTTTTTCTTAGCGGCACGAAAGTATGATCAAATAGTAACTTATAATAACACTTACTCAGGCAAGGCATTAACTTGTAATGCTGTTATTGACACCAACAATAAAATTTTATCTAATTTAAAAACCCTAATTGGTGGTGCTAGAGGTGTTATGCCTTATATACAAGGTAGATATAAATTAAAAGTTGAAGACGGTGGGCACGAAACAGACATTACCTCAACAGTTGTTGATATTGCATACGATGTTGACAAGAATGTTGTTCAGGGTGGTATTACCTTACAAGGTGAAAGAAAAAGAACCAAACTAAACCAAGCAATAGTAAACTATATTGACCCTGATTTAGAATTTACCAACCAACAGGTTTTTTATAATGTAAGTGCTGATAAAACCATAGACAATAATGAAGAGTTGTCTAAAGAATTTACATTCCATACAATTACAAATAAAGCAATGGCATATGAAAATGCTAGAATGATTTATTTGAAATCAAGACAACAACGTTCTGTTAAATTTAAAGCAACACAAGAACTTCATGCAGTTGAAGTTGGCGATGTTATAAGAATAACAGATACAACCTTACAATTAACAAACGTATCATTTAGGGTAGTAGGAGTAGATTTGAATCCAGACATGACTGTTAGCATTGCCGCAGTTGAACATGATGCGTCTATATATCCTGCAACTGGAGGCGTAGGACAATTAGATATTCCACCGCCAATTTACAGTCCAGATCCTATTTCTTTACGTCCAAGACAAAGAGGTGCTCCAATTAGTCCAATTGGAATTGTTCCTCCAAATGAAGATCCAGATAGTTCGGGTGAATCTGAGGAAACAAATCCACTGCCTCCACTGCCACCTATAGAATCTCCAATAAATGTAAGTTTGTTTAGGGCATATCCTAATGTTGACATCATTAATGTTCCTAATAAATTTGCAGTAAAGGATCAGTTTGGAATTGAAGGCTATGGACTAACAAAATTTATGGGATATCATGCTAATATTAGTAGCACAAAAGGATTAGCATTTCATAACCCCAATGTAATTGGCACAGACAAAGAAGGTAGTCTAGTATATGCATCAGCACAAACGGCAACTTTTGATGGCAAGACATATACATTGAATAAACCTATTCAAAATGATTATATCTTTTGGCGTAACAGTCAAGAGCTTGTTACTGGAGCATCACAACAGATGGATGTAGGTTTGTTTTTAAATTTACCAGCTGATCCAGGAATTGATTCAATTCGTATTAGATACTTTATTAATGAAACGCAAAGGAGAGAAGGCAACACCCCTATATTAGGACCTTTTCACTTTATAAAATTTGGAACTAAAGGTATGAGTGATCACAAAGATATTAATTTTGTGAAATTTGATTGGAGCAGAGTGTTAGCTGGCAAAAGAGAATATATGCCAGATGGTAGTAATCTAGGAAATTATACATATTACGATCCTATCATAGGACGTAATTTAACAGGATCAAATATTGAAGCTTATCTTAATTATTTGATACAGAATCCATTAACTGCTGTGGCAGGAATGGCGGCAGGTGTAAGTCCTGCTGGAGGTGATAGTCAAGTGACAAGTCACAATTTAGGAATTTAATATGGCTACTGGAAACGGATATTTTGCAGAAGGAATTTACCAACCACTGTCAACACAGACGTGGGCAAACCTAACCAATGGCTGGGACACTTATACAGACGGCTGGAATTTAACTCCTAGCTTACCTTTAACATATACAACAGACATCATTGACTATGGACGTATAGAAAAGGTCTTACCTTTAACACTAATAAGCAAAACAGGCACTATGACAACAACTATTGTCTATGGCAATACCATTGACAGTTCAGGTGGCGCAATAGATAGTAGCACAAGCCTAGTGGTAAATGTAGGCGATACCGTAAGTGCCATTAAGGCAAGATATTTTCAGTTTACGTTCAGTTTAAATTTTGGAGATAGTGCTGGTGCTGAACCAACACCTAACATAACAAGCATTACAACAGATCTAAATGCAGAAAAAGTTACAGCAAGTTTTGATTCTATTGTATCAAGTTCATTAGGTGGATCAACAGGGCAAAGAGAGTTGGTATTAGACCAACCTATTTCACCAACGGTTGCTGTTATACAACCGCATCAGGTATCAGCAGATTATATGACAAGTGGTTATGTTTCTTCAAGTTATGTGGCGGCAGGAGATGCTACTTCTAGACCAATAGCCTATTTGGATAAAACTACTGATCCAATCACAGTAAATATATACGAATTAGATACGTTTGGAAAAACAAAAAACATTGATTGCACATTTGACGCTATTGTTGTTGGATTACCAACAGCGAAAGCAGACGTAGATGGCAATATACAAAAAGGATAATTATGGCGTGGCCAACAAGTAAACCTAGCTCATCAGCATTTGATAATGCAGACGATTCTATTAGAGAAAGTCGTGCAGAAATTAAAACCATGTCTGATGCTGTCAATGACATAGTTGACTTTATAGATACGACCAGTATTGCTAACGGAAATGTATTGGTTTATAACAGTTCGTCAGGAAAACTGGTAGCTGGAGAAACCAGTTCCACAAACCTAGGAACGCCAGCAACCATTACGACTGTTACATCAGTTCCTGCCACGGTAACGGTTACAAATCCATACACACACATCATGGTAAATGACAGTGGAGGAGGACAATTAACAATTGATATGTCTGCCATGTCTATGAATGACGTGTGGACAGTTTTTCTTTCGCAACACGTTGGATCAAGTGCAACTAGGGTTTTTTATCACGCAGGAGATTCATCAGATGCGGCTTGGACTGGTGCTTCATCAACAATATCAACATCAGGTGAATGTAATGTAATTAAAAGGTTTCCAAATCCGCTTAATCAACCCTCATGCAGTTATTTCATGACACAAGACAGAACAACGGCTTCTAGATTGGACTAATATGACGGTGATTTTTAACATTAAAATAAATATAAAAGGAGACTAAACCATGGCATGGGCAACAGCAAGTAATGTAGTAACAACTAATTTAGACGCAGGAACGGATACGCCAGCGGCGGCTCGTCCTAATCTAAAAGCGGCTCTTGACGAATTAATCATTGTGATTAATGGTCGTGCTCAAGCAAGTGGTGTAGCACCCTTAAACAGTTCTACCAAGATTGATGCAACTTATTTGCCAGACGAATTAAACACTTCATCATCAACGGACCTAACACTTGATCCTGCAACAGGAAAAGTAAAAATAGAAGAAATTTTAAATTTAGCACCTCAAACTAAAACACAATTAAACGCAAGGACAGATAAAGCTTCAGGCGATGTAGCTTATTGTTCAGACGGTGGTGAAGACTCCGCAGGAGTTGGCTGTGTTGCTGTTTTTGATGGCACGGATTGGCGTGCAATACAACTAGGCGTGGTATTATAATGACACTTGACAAACGCATAGATCGTATAGAAAAGACACTGGACACCATACAAAACAATCACCTAGCACATCTAAACAAAGACATGGTGCTTGTAAAGAGATTTGTGATTGGTGCGGCAATTGGTGTTGTTGTTAATTTAGGTGTTGTTTTGACAACAATAATCTAGTGCATTACCTTAAGATAAAACCAGACACATATAACCTATCAAGAAAACAGATGTTTCGTTTTGACACCTGTCAATTCTGTGGCCATGAGGGTGAACAGAATTATCGAAGGCTGTTAAGCGACCACAATTCAACCATGGCCAATAATCTTTGGAAAAGGTCCTGCAACGTGTGTAGAAAAACAACAGCTATCGTAATGAGAGATCCAGACAAGATCAAACCAAAAATGGGTCGTCCACGTAGAGCCAAAAAGCCCACAAAGGCCACCGTTGAAGATCACAGTGATTGCTACATAATAAAATATAACACCGATTAGGCGTAAACACGTCTAAAACCACCTTATAGTGGCGTCTTAAACGCACATAAGCAACGCACAATCGCATCGTAAGGCCTTACTGCTAACAACATACCCAACAAAATTTTATTTGACGTTTAAGAGCCATTTAGGCCGTCAACCACTATTTGCCCCTGATTTTTTTGGTATTGTATAAATACTAACATAGGCAGTAATAAACTTCAAGGCTACATAGCATCACTAACAAAAATGGAAAAGGTTGTGAATCCTTACTAAAATATTATCCTACGATGCACCGCTTAGATGCTGAACAGAGTAACAAATAGGAACGAGGTTACTTGCCCGAAAGGGTGTCAACGCAGGTATGGGAAAAGGTTAGAGTCCCAAGCATCATTTTTAAGCATTCAAACACCTGCTTCCGGTGAACAAGAGACTCAACTCAAGTTTGCATATGGAATCCTAGCAGTAGGTTCCGTATGACTGCAAGTTCTAACTCAAGTTTAAACAATTAGATCAAGTAAATTAAAAAAAAGTGTTTGAGCGATAGCGAAAACAAGATGTCTGTAAGACATCTACTACAACACCTATAATATGCCTGTTTAAACACCTTCTCTCTGAGATTCCTATAAATATTTGTGAGGAAGAAAATTCAGATGTAGGAGCACTTCCTGTTGTGTTAGGCTGTCATACCAACCCAATAGTTGCTCATCTAACGCAGTTTTATACTGCAATCAGTTAACTCCCGTTAACGACTTCCTACCGTTAGGCATCTGGTTTTCTTTCTCACCTAGAGGACAGCCAATGACACTTCCAAAGACCTGCATAGTAACCTGCTTAAACTCAAAGCTATACAAAGAATACGGGCACAAGACTCTCCCAACCTTCCCCTCTAACATACACAAGTTCATATGGAGCGAGGACACCATT